CCAGCCCCTGTTGGGTACAGGGGCTGGCTTGAAGGGGGTGGATAGCTGATTTATATTACACTTGTTCTACTTTGTCAAGTCTCTGGCTCTCACTATGGCTCGAAATCATAGCCGCCGGGCGCGACCATGTACGCGCTAATTGTTTCCACGTTTGTGGATAATCAATAAATCTGTCAGCAGGCTGGTACAGTTGAGCGAATGGCATACCACCTATCTCCCAAATTATCTCAAGCCGCTCTGTTGCCTGTTCTATTGTTTCGTTCAATCCGATCATGGTATAGACTCTTAATTTGCGTCGATCAAAAAACCTAAGTTTATCAATCGCCCTTTCGAGTGGTCTCAACGCGCTCATTGTATCGGCTGCAAGAAATAGATAATCTACCCGGATAGTCCTAAGCTTCTCTACAAACCAGTCGTCAATCAAACTAGCCTGCAATCCGCCTGCGAATATCGCCGCCTTATGTTGCGCCTTGAGCATATCAAATACCCTTGATATGTGATTTCTGCTAGCTTGTAAAAGATTATTGTCCTGGATAATATAACCCGGTGCAAAATCTTCTAGCTCAATCAGTTCGCCTTCTCGACTTGGAACTAGACACCATGGACATTGGTTGTCACAACCCCTTGTCGTGAAAGTTACACCGTATTTTATATACTTGCCAGGAATAAATCGCCCATTAGAATTACCAAACGCCGGACCGCCCAACTTAACATCGGAATAATATTTTCCCCAGGCGTCCAACAGTCGCCTACCCTCTTTGATGTCCCAAGAGAATGTTACCGAAATGTGCACCTTGCCCCTCTCTGGTCTAAATAATGGTGGGTCGCCAATAAATACATTAGTATCTATTGGCGTGTATGATGTCCTGCGAGGAAATACGCGGATTAGATCGTCTTTCACTTTTTTATTTTACCTTATCTCCCAGCGTCGCCACCACGATAGTCAGCTTCCCATTCGGCGCCCGGCCAGGTCGAAGGATCACCTTCGTTCCCACCCACTTGCTAAACTCCTCCGTCCCTGCGATCTGCGCCATAGCCATGGCCTGGGTCTTGTTCAGTAGCAGCCCTTTCTCTGCGTGCTCAAACCACACGCACGCTTTGGTCTCATCCTGCTTCGTGAAGTAATCCCGCACCACCTCGAAGCTCACATCTCTCACTGTCAGGCTGAACGTCTTGCCTTGCAAATCCTCGCACGATATGTACTTGCTTGGAAATAGTTCGCTTACGGTCTTGGGTTGCATCGTATGCTCCTTCCCGGTATCATCATCTTCCGCTCAATTCGTCCGATAGTCCTGCTCTTCTCGTTCACAATGATCTCGATCCACTCACCCAGCTCACGCTCACGCTCGGGCAGGATCTCGAAGAAGTCAGCAATCGCCTTCGCCACTGCCCTGCCGGCCAGCCCCGTGCCCATGTACACCGCCTCGTGCAAGATGTCCTGCACCACCGCCCGCTGGTCCATGGTGGTTGGGTAGCCATTCTGCATCCAGCTCACCGGCGCCCCCGCCACGTTCACCACGATCCACAGCCGGCAGCGCGTCAGGTCTTCGATCAGCCCCGGCTGCAGCTCCAGCCAGGCCTCCCAAAGCGGCCGGCACTCTAAGCACAAATACCCGCCGCCGTTTGGCTTGATCCAATGCGGGTTCAGCTCCGTCCATCTCTCCCCCTCGCCTATCGACAAGTCCTTGCCGCACTGCCGACACTTGGCTATCTTCGCGTTCTTCATCTCGGTTTCTCCTTTTCTTTGTGTCTGATATTGCCTATATTTTATGTTATATCGTAATATTTGTCAAGGGTATAACATTGCGAAAAGCCTTGACAGAATAGCCTAGTTGGATATAATAATGTCCATGGATTTCCCTAACAGTTCAATATCACTGGAGGTAGCCGTGGGCAAACTAAAGAACCATGTCCCCGAGCTGCTGGCTGCAAAAGGCTGGAGCATAACTCATTTTGTTAAGCTCTGTATTCTGGCAGACCTAAGCCAGGATACTGCCTATCGTTTGGCGCGCGGCGAGACCAACTTCAACTCCGAAACATTGAAGGAAATAGCCGTGATCTTTGGTTTATCTAGCATCGGTAAAGTAATCGATATCGCAGACCAGCAGTAAAAGGGAATAAAGAAACAGCCCTGCTGTCACGCAAGGCTGCCTCCACCATCGCTTCCTGCTCACTCGGACAAGAGAACGCAGGACGCACATTCACCACCTTGGGAGTGGGTCATGCCGCATCAAAGCTTCCCCCCATATCGTCATCATCTTCAGCCAGTCCCGCCGGCGCGCCTGCCTTCGCGCGCTGGCCGCCTGGCTATAAACCTCCAGATAAATGGCACAAGAAAACCAGCCAGTACAAACCAGAGAAGATTGTCGCCATCCAGTTATACATTCGAGAACGCCCCACCATTGTCGACTGCCAGGTGCGGCCATCTCTGGTTCCCTTCCAATTTAGGTACCAGGTCAACGGCAGTAACGCCAGTAACATTAGGTGAACGATCATCGGCAGATCGAATAACCCTATCGACACTGGCCGAAGCGCCCAGCTTCCCAACCATCCAAAGAAAGACGCGCCAACCTTGCTTCCGGCTTCTTCTATCTGACTCTCATATGTTGATAAGAGCAAAATGTAAAGCGGTATCCCGATCACCGCAGCCCAGATCAACCACCGCACCGACGATTGTTTCTTAGGTTCCATCGCTACCTCCGCACCTTACCAACCGCATAGCATTGTTTCCTAATGACCCCGACAGGACTCGAACCTGTAACCAATTGTTTACGGTTGACTCGTAAACTCATAGTTTACGAGTCATCGCCCCATCCACCGGGTACCACCCATCCATATCCTCACACGTGATCGCCTGGGTGTAACGCTCCACCATCTCGATGTGCTTCCACCTGCCCGCCGCTTGCACCACCCGGCTCGGCGCACCCGCCCGGATCGCCAGCGTCGCAAACGTCCTTCTCAAATCGTGCGGGCTGAGCGCCGCCAGCCCCGCCGCCCTTGCCCATTCTCGCATCACCGCCCGCAAGCCCCCGGTCGTCAGCTTGCGCCCCGGCGTCGCTCCCCCGATCCCCACGAACAGCGCCCGTTCAGTCCGCACCGCCGCCCGCTCCCGCTCGACCTGCCATTGAGAATTGCAAGCCTCCGTGTACTCGCTGAACACAGCCGACGACCAGGCGCCGCCCTTGATCTTGACCGCCAGTTTGCGCTCCACCAGATCCACATGCGCCAAAGCTAGAGAGCACACCTCCGCCGACCGCAGCCCCGTATCCAGCATCAGCGTACACAGCGCCAGGTCTCGCCTGCCCTTCGCCGCCGATGTATCGAACGAACCCAGCAGCGCCTGCACCTGCGCCATCTTCAGCGATCGTTGCGGACCGCACTGCTGCCGCTTGATCTTCAGTGCCAGCGCCGGATGCTCACCACCATAGCGCCATCTCAAATAAGATTTCACCACGCACAGCGCCACCCACCTCAGGCTGTCCCCCCAGCCTTGTTTCCCTAGCCAATCACGCAAATCCTTGGCGCTCATCTGCTCCGGGCAGCACTCGCCCAGCAGCTTCACCAGCACTCGCTCATACTGCCGCTGAGTGCTCTCTGCCCACCCGCCCGAGTTGATAAACTCCACCAGCTCCTTCATCGCTCCTCCTACATAAAACAAAGCCAGGCTTAGTCAGCCTGGCATTGATCTAATCGGGCGCCCGTTATCCGCCAAGATCAGCGGACGCCCGGTTGAAAGGATTATAAATCCCATGCGCCAATTCAACAATACCACAGTCGCCCCTCTAAATATACCCACAATCCCTCCGCCACCCTTGCCTTACATTGAAACGCCCTGGTTCAAGAGCACTTACACCGTCACCTTTTCCCAGCTCACCCGCGCCGCCCTGATCATCGGCCTGTCCGTCTTCCTGGTCGGCTCTGTACTGCTCGCCTGCCTGGTGCTCCTGTTGCAAGACCTGCGCCCTTACACCCTCCCGCTCTTCGCTCTGATCCTGGTCGCCAGCGTCATCACTGCCGGCGCGCTCACCATCCGCTGGAACCACGAGCTGGCCGTGCGCCATTGGCGTCTCGAAGACGAAGATCGCCAGGTGCGCCAGGCGCTATCCGTTACATCCACCGATCCCATCACCCTGCCCGCTACAGATCGTCCCGACTCCGACCGCCTGCGCCTGGCCGGTTACAACCTGCTCGCCCTGCACTATGTCCACGGCCTGCAAGCCACCCGCCCCGAGTGCGAGCGCTCCCTGCACATGACCCAATCCGATTGGAATAGCATCAACCACCTGCTCAAGCTGCTCCACATCAAGGATGAGCGCGGCTGGAACACCGAAGTCGATCACGTCGCCGCCCTGCTCCGCTGGACCAGCGACGTACAAATCACCCAGGACGCCGCCATGCTCCGCACCGGCCCCGGCGCCTGGAAGAGAGTAGAGCTGTAGTTTCTTCTTCCTCCTTAGTCTCCCCTCCCCCACCCCGGGGAGGGGACAAGGAACATACCGTTGCCAAACCTAAACCGTAAACCCAACCATCCCGCTCTGCGTTACTTCGGTGGCAAGTGGCGTCTCGCCAAGTGGATCATCTCCCACTTCCCGTCCCACGTTACCTATGTCGAACCCTTTGGTGGCGCCGCCTCCGTGCTGCTGCTCAAGTCTCCCGCCTGGATCAGCGTCTACAACGACAAGTCCAGCCTGCTGGTCAACTTCTTCCGCATGCTGCGCGAGCGTCCCGATGATCTCATCAAAGCCATCTCGCTTACCCCCTACTCCCGCAGTGAATATAAACTCAGCCAGGAACTATCCGAAGACCCACTCGAAAACGCCCGCCGCTTTTACATCTGGTGCTGGCAAGGTTTTGGTCGTGGTGGAGCAAAAGAATCGGGGGGCTGGCGCTTCGAGAAGTCTCACTCACGCGGTCAAACCACCATCGACGATTGGCTGCACGAGCACGATCTCTACCTGGTCGCCGGTCTCTTCCGCGCTGTGCAAATCGAGCACGACGACGCCTTCCGGGTGATCCCCCGTTACGACACACCCGAAACTCTGTTCTTTATTGACCCGCCCTATGTCCACGACTCGCGCGGCAAGCGCTGGGGCATGTCCGCCTACCTGCACGAGATGAGCGACGACGAACACACCCGCCTGGCTGACATTCTCCACCACGTGCAAGGCAAGGTGCTGCTCTCCGGCTATGCTTGCGAGCTACGACACACTCTATGCCGACTGGTGGACCGATCAAAAATCTCACTACCTTGAGAGAAGTACGTATTCTGTCGAGAAAATCTGGATGAACTACCGCCCCAATGCACAACCCTTATTTGACGAAAGGACCCCCCATGTCTAAGCTATCCGAACACCTGCTCTCCCTGCTCCTGCTCTTCACCTTCCTCACCTCCTGCGCGCAAACGCCCCTCGCCAATGGCGAGATCGCCGAGCTGGGCTTAGGCGCCACCCAATACGGCTTGCGCCTGGTGCAATCAGGTGATCCCCTGGTGCATGCCCTCTCCGATGGTCGCCTGGTCTTCGCCCAATGGCCGCTCACCAATGGCCTGTGGGGCAGCGTCTGCCTCAACTGCGCCGTGCGCGATCCCCTGGGCAACTTCATCTTCAAGGCTGGTGGCCGCGGCATGGCCATGAACTACACCACCGCCAGCGAGACCACCCAATACCTTAAAGAGAACGGCTGGTACGAAATTCCCCGCCTCTCTATGCCCGCCATCATCACCGGCCTCGTCCACGCCTACGCCTCCATCGCCACCGCCGGCGCTATCGACTTCATGACCATCCCCTTCATCCCCGCCCAGGTGCTGCAAGGCCCGCAAACATAGCAATCAATTGGAGACAGTTTCCGGCTTCATAGGACTGATGGTGGAGGAGCGTTGAACCGGGTCAAACGATGGGAATTTCTTGGCAAGTCGGCAGGGATAGCTTAATGGAAAAGCCTGTGATTCTGCATCACAACCATGAGGGTCCGAGTCCCTCTCTCTGCCTTGAGGAAATGAGTGTCAAACATGATCGTAAAAGTCGCCCTCGGCCTGCTCTGTTTGCTCATCATCTTCGTCTTCATCTGCCTGTTCTGGTGCGCCCTCGCCCTGGGCGTCATGGCAGACCGCCGTACCTATAAAGAAAAGGATTAATATGTCCGAAACCACCCCTCCCTACAACACAAATCAAGACCCCCAGCGCGCCGAAATCGAGCTCCTGCTCGACATTGCCTTCCCCCTGCTCGGCAAAGAAGACCGCGGCCAGGCTTACCTCCAGACCGCCCTGGTCTCCGGTCTACTCCTACTCACTGACCGCCTGGCCAAGCTGATAGATACCATCGACAACCTCTCCAACCACCTGGGAGAACTACTCAATGATAACCCCCCCAATGACGCCCTACCTGGCTCAACACATAGCTGATCTGTCAATGGCCGAAGCGCTTTGTCACCGCGCCTGGTCCTTCGCCCTCGCCGGCGATCTCATCCAGGCTGAAACCTATCGCAACCTGATGGACAAAATCTATCTCCGCCTGGAAGAGAGTTACCCAAAATGGAAGAAAGAACATGAGGTGAAGAAACCATGGCTAAATGTCAGCAACAAGCGCTCTTTCGTTACACCAATTTGAAGGAGGCTACATGATTTTCTTTTTCCGCGTCTCATTCACAGAAAAGAATACCATGTACTGGTCTCGGTTCGTTCCTACTTGGGTCGGCTACTGCGCTTTTTTCCATCCCGAAAACTCGCGCCATCACCCTCTGTCTCGACGCGATGATCCCGACCTATATCAGATGACTCAAAATCTGTCTTACCGAAAGGCCAGTTTATACTATGATCGAAAAGCTTTCAAGAACTAACCCATGACCACCCTCGCCATCGCTAATCAAAAAGGCGGCGTCGGCAAAACCACCACCGCCGTCACCCTGGCTCATGGTCTGGCGCTCTCCGGCTGCCAGGTGCTGCTGGTCGATCTCGATCCCCAGGGCCAGTGCGCCGTCTTCCTGGGTCAGCCGCCCGCCCCCGGCGCCTTTGCCCTGCTGGTCCAAAAGCTGCCCCTCCGTCAGCTCATCCACCAGGCCCGCCCCAACCTGTGGCTCCTGCCATCCGATCACACCACCGCCCACGCCGGCGTCATCCTCTCCACGCTCAACGCCCCCATCTCAGCCCTCAAGCAAGCCCTGCTTGGCTCCTGGGATTGGATCATCATCGACACTGCCCCCTCCATCTCGAACCTGCAAGCCCAGGCGCTCTACGCCTCCCACTACGTCCTGGTCCCCACCGCCTGCGACTTTGCCAGTGTCCAGGGCATCACCAACCTGGAGGGCACTATGCTCCAACTCCAGCAAACCTACCTGTGGCCCGGTCAGTTGCTTGGCATCCTGCCCACCTTCTACGATTCAGCCACCCTCGAAACCCAGGCCATGATGATGGAGCTGATCCGGCTCTACCAGCACTCGCTCATCCACCCCATCCACCCCATCCACCGCGCCACAGCCCTGCGCGAGGCCCCCGCCAACGGTCAGACAATTCTGGAGTATCTACCAACTAGCCGCGCCGCCCTCGAATACGCCCGGCTCGTCAACCAAGTCAAGAAATTCGGAGGCTAATGTTTCCTGGATTTGAATGGCTCACCGTGAAAGATGGAGACCCGCGCGCTTATGCACTCATGCGTCGGCATTATACCTTTCATGATTACAAGGATAACCGCCGCCGCCAGCTAAACTACCGGAATCGAAACCTGTTTGCCGGACCCGGAGAAAAGTTAGTGCTCATCACCCCTGACCTCAGGGGCCTGTTCGTCTGGCGAAAGTTTATCGATCTTTCTGGACAATCAGGTGTCAACTGTGCTGTATTCAGAAACGAATCTACCTTACTGTCGAGTGATCTAATTCGAGCTGCCATGATATTAGCATGGGAACGTTGGCCTGGAGAAAGACTGTATACCTATGTCAACCAAAACAAAATCAAATCCAGCAATCCAGGCTACTGCTTTAAACAAGCTGGTTGGACTTACTGCGGAACATCAAAGAAACTAGGACTGCACATACTGGAAGTCTACCCCCAATCCGTTCAATCCGTTCCCGAAATCCGTTGCCAGGAAAGCTCCAAGAAAGGAGTAATAGGATGACCCGCCAAACCCTCGCCCGCCCCGATCTCTCCGGCTTCATCGCCGCCCAGGCCCCCGCCTCACGTGATCGCACCTGGGAAAAGACCCACCCCACCGTCAGCTATCGCCTGACCATCGACGTGCGTAACAAGATCACCCAGCTCGCCGCAGATCTGAACGTCCCCACCTCCGACCTGGCGCGTGCCTTCCTGGAATACGGCATCGACGCCTTCCTGACCGGCGAGCTGGACCTCCATCCCCATCTCAAACAGGGCAAGTTCACCCTCTACGATCGAGGTAGGGGCGCACCGCGTGCGCTCCTACACGCTGCACGCGTGCGTCCGTTCACTTACATCCACAGAAAGGATAACTAAAATGAGTAATAGTAACGTACCCACTAACGTACTCACCTGGCCCGTAACTTCCGTCACCATCACCCAAGGCTTCGGCGAGAACCCCGACGACTACGCCCGCTTCGGCTACCCCGGCCATAACGGTCTGGATATGGTCGGCAACTCCTCCATCCTCGACGCCCTGCTCGGAGTGGTAGAGAAGGTCGGCTGGGAAGAAGGCGGCTATGGCAAGTACATAGTCGTTAAGTCCGGTAATGTCTCCACCTACTACGCCCACCTCTCCAACGTCTACGTCGCCCCCGGCGATCTGGTAGTCCCCGACCAGCCCATCGCCTTCATGGGCAGCACCGGCAACTCTACCGGCGTCCATCTCCACTTCGGCTTACGTATCGGCAAGCTCGGCGAGTACAAGGGCTTCGTCGATCCACTCCCATACCTGCAAGGCGAGCTTCTCCCGCCTTTTGGCCCGATCGTAATACCACCCACCGCCACTTACATCTTTCCGGTTTCTAAGCGTCGCGCCAAGACGGTCACACATGGCAAGCGCACCATGTACCCCAGCAAGAAACCCTTTTATTTCTAACGTAGGGGCGCAACGCGTGCGCCCAGGAAAGGCCATACATCTATGCCGTCCACCAATTTCGCAATTTCTCACCCTTCCAAATTCATGCCGCTTGCGGCATGTAAGCGGCATGTAAGCGGCATGTATACGTCCCGCTTGAGTGCCGCAAGCGTCACCGCAAGCGGCAGTATCGTCGTCAGGAAGGGCTAGGACGCACGCAAAATCGGATACATGGCATTTTATACCTTTGGAGAATAAAACCATGAAATTGCGCCAAATAATCAACCAGCTAATCCTGCGTGCCAGGCTCAACAAAGACGCCACCGTCCACACCAACCTCAAGAATGGCCTGCGCCTTGATCTGCGTATCCACCGCACCGAGTATCTGCTCTGCTTTTCCCGCCTAGACGTCTTCCCCTCCGAGGTCGAGATACAAACCACCCTGGCCCACTGGCCCGAAGACCTGCCCCCTGCCGAAGACTTCAAGACCGGCGAGAGGCGTTACAACCGCTGGTATTCTAGGACTCTTGCTTGGGAGAAACCCACATGAACGATCCCATCTCACTCCTGCGCTCAGTCGGTAAAGCCTTACCCGTGCTCGCGCTGCTGCACTTGCTACACCGCCCGCTCACTGCTGCCCGGGTCGCGGGCCATCTCCGCATTACCGAGAAAACCGCCCGCTCTTATCTGAAACACTTGCTCCGCATCACTGATCCACCGCTTGCCGCCGCCATCGGCCACGGACAATTCATCTCACTACCATCCGCTCAGCTACTGTTGCCCGTTTCTGTGGATAAACCTGTGGATAACTTGGGGATAGGGACGGTAAATTTTACCGTCGGACGGGAAATTTTACCGTCCCTTAAGTACTTAAGTAAGATAGATAGGCAGAAAGAATCTGACTCTGACTCTCTTACTGACTCTCTTTCTAAAACGGTAAAAATTACCGTCGATGAGGCTCAGACGGTAATTTTTACCGTTAACCCGGAGCTGTCCCAAATGCTGCTGGTCCGGGGAGTTTACCAATCCGTCGCCAACCATCTGGTCTCGAAGAACTCACCCGAGCAGATCGCCGCCGCTGTCGCCTATTACGACCAGCTCAACGAGAAAGGCAAAGCCCGCGGCCCCGGCTTCCTGGTGCAGCTCCTGCGCGGTAACTGGCGCTTGCCTGAATCAGAAAGAGAGGTTGATGGCTGCGGCTATGCTACTGGCAAGTATGCCAATTTCGTGGAGCACTAAACTTTCTTGCTGCTTTTTGCCGCTCCCAGAAATGGCCCTTGTCTCTTCCGCTGGCCCTCCAGCGCTACACCTGCCACGTATGTTCCAAGCGTGACGCAAATGTATATGATCGCTTCCTGCGGGATCTCCACCGGCAGCGTAAGGCCAAAGCCGTTTAGCAACACCACCACCAGGCCCACGCCAGCCGCCCAAAACTTGCGGCTTTTGAACACGCCTCGCCAGCCGCCCGGCCCTGGGTCAATTGCCACACCCAGGATGTAGCTGAACACGATCACGGTCAGGCCAATGGCTGCTTCTTCGTCCAGCTTGAAATTCGGGAAGAAGAAGGCCGCAAACATAACCAGTAGCCCAATTACCAACGTCCAGAACTTACGAGATGTAAATATGTCTTTCATGCTTATTACTCCTTTTTTACTCGATTTCTTATTTTCACCGGCTTGCCATGCAGGGATATTACCTGCGCCACCAGCCGGTCAGCCCAGTCGCGCACGTCCCCGTTCTCCTCCCTTAGTTCCTGGTTCTCTTTGATCACTTCTTCCACTTTCTGTTGTAGATCCGACACCTGTCGGCTCAGGCTTTGGGTCAGATCGTCGTAGCATTTCAACGCGTCTACCCTGATTTTCGTCGCGCTCATCCTGACTATCCTGGGAGAAAATATCTTGTCCCACCACAAAGGCGCTACTGCAATCAGTGCTATTATTATCGTAATGATTTGCGCTTGTTGTTCTTTTTCCACTGAGATTTTCTCCATCTTTCCGAATCGATTAATAGCAGCCTGGTGATCGCCCACCAAAACACCACATAAGAAATGCCCATCGCCAGCCCCAGCAGCAAGGCTTTCATATCCAGTATCCAAAAATTTGAATGTACACATCCATCGTTGCCGCTCCAGAAGCCGCGCACGCATAATAAATGTCCCCATTGATATCGCAAGGGACTATGCCTGAGTTTTCTATCCAATAATCGTCCGGTAAACCAGAGGGCCGAGCGGCAACCGCCGCTTCCCCGACTACATTGCTACATGACAATAAAAATATCAGACTATTCGTGGCTGCGCTCGCGCTGTCCCGCACCTGCATCCTCACAGCAATGGCTTTAACGCATGCCGGCAAGCCAAAAACAACCGACAAATCGATAAGTGTTCTGGCAATCGTGGAGAACGAGTCCCCGTCCCAGGATGCCGACGTTAGTGGAGTTGTGAGCGGAACGAATGAATATCCTCTGGCTCCTGAAGCCCCTATATTACTGACGTAGGGAGCGTCTTTTAGCTGCCTAAGCTCGTCTTGCAAGCGCTTGATCTCATCCCAAATGCGATCCGTGTCGCCATACATTCCCATCATCCCGCCACCCCCAGCTTATCCTTTACCGCCTTCACCGCCGCCTTATAGCTGTTGCTCTCCTGCTCGAAGAACTCCACCGTCTTCACCTTGAAGATATTTTCCTCTATCGCCAGCTTCAGGAAGTCGTACTGCCCGCGCTCTCCGCTGTGCCAGATCCCCGCCTGCACTTCCACCGGTTGCTGGAAGGGCATGTAGCACAGAAAGTCCAGCACGATCCCGCCCCTCTCGCTGGTGCCGCCCACCAACGGCACCTGGTAATCGAAGCGTATCTTCCACTTGTCCAGCGCCGCCGCAATGTATGCCTCGTTGTGGCTGCCCGCTCGCCGCCCATGCACCATCACGATCTCGCCTGCTTCAAATTCCATTATGCTCTCCGCTCTTCCCTAAATAACTCTGCACTTCTCTGTGTCTCTGTGGTTTGCTCTTGCACTTAGTCCACCTCATACGCCCCGAACTGCACAATGTACTCATTCCGCAGGTCATCCTGGAAGTGATTGAGATACCGTATCGGCATGCTGTCCAGCTTCAGTCGCTTCCCATCCAGCTCCGGGTCGAAGCAGTTGATCGTCACCGTCCCCGCCCCTTCGATCCACGTCTTCAGCAGCGCCAGCTTGACCGCCGCGGTCGGGATGTCGTCCGGCGTCCGCCCGTCCAGTTGCATGTCGTTGTCCGCGATCCGCACCGTGAAGGTGTCCCGGTAGCGCTGCGCCCCTATTGCCAGCGCTTCGAGCACCAGCGCTAATACTTTTGATCCCAGGTTCCGTGAAAGATAATCCCAAGTCAACAGGAATCTTATACGCCTGCTGATTACATCTGATGATGTTAGTGAGGTCAATGGAGTGTCTGCATAATAATCGCCTATATCCAGGCTTACCAAGGACCAGGACGGGAAGTCATCCAGTTGATAAGCCAGCCCTATATTTCCAGTACTATAGCCTTGTTCTTGTTCCTGTATGACCTGGATTGCATTGAACAATTTGTTCAGCAATCGCAATCCTAAATAAAACCAACCCGTTATGATATGAGCGCCCCGCGCGAAGTTCACCCAATAATAGTAGATGTCGGTCTGAACGCTCGTATAACCTGCTCCTTGCCAAACATACTTGTTCACCTTTGCCAGGTTGCCGTGGATCGGCAGCCATAGCAGGTTGCCCTGGCAGTTGAACCATAGCCTATCCACATTGTTCCCCGGCATCGGCTGCACCCAACCGTTCAGTATCCGCATCCCCACCGCCGGTCCCCGCCACATCTCGCAGTAGCCTGACCCGTTATAAACCACGATCGAGCTATAATTATCCTCCCCGCCATCCACGCACATTACCAGCATCCCCTTGTAGTTGATCATCTGGCAGATATACCCTGCCCGGTCGGGTGGCAGCCCGGCGTCCAGGTTCGGCCCCACGCTTTCGAGTGTGTTGCGGTAGTATCGTTCCACCCCTGGCCCGTGGTTGAAATAAAGATAAGAACCCTTCACCAGGCTGGCGTACCCGTTGATCGGGTCTCTCACCGTCTGGAACTCGCTTACCCTCAGCTCTTGTGGAATATCGTTCTCCACCTTGTAAATGCTGCCTTCCTTCAGCACATACAGTGTCGGGTAGCTGTCCCCCGCCACCGCCAACCCGTTGATACGCTCATCCAGGTTGCCGCAGTTGATCGCCGTGTTGAACACCAGGCTGCCCACCGCCCCCGTCCCGGTGCAATCCAGCCCGGCTGTGTCCGCTCGGGCAATCGTTGATGGTCTGCCCCGGCTCCCTTTCCACACTTGCATGTTCCCGTTTGTCGCCAACGCCTTCAAGAGCGTCGCCCGGTTCCCGGTGTCGTCCCGCCACTGCGCGTAGGTCGCCGCCGCCCAATAGCGTCTCAGCCGGATCATGTCCACGCTGTCCCCGCATCCGTAATAGATCGCTCCGTTCACCGCCAGCGCGCACTTGATCTGCTCCCCCGCCCCCAGCCCGTGCCCGGTCACTTCGATCCACTCGTTGCTTCCCAAGATCACGTACTCGCTGGTCGCGTCCGGCGTGATCTCCCAGGCTGGGGCAACCGTCAGCGTGTAGGTTGCACCCACCAGATCGGTGATCTTCCGCCATGGTTGCGCCGCGTCGCTGCCTCTGCCAGCCACGATCATGCAAATGCAGTGATTGAACCGGTCGTTTGTCAAGTCGGCGTTGTTCGTGTCCACCAGCGTTGTGCCCGTTGCGGATGTCGCTGTTCCGCCTGTCCCATTCTTATAGACCTTGCTTACCGTGCCGTCCAGGTACTCCACCCCGATGTAGTCCAACCCTTTCAGCGTGGCATGGTGCATCCTGGCCGGCGCGTTTTCCTCGGTTATACACAGGTAGATAGGATATTGTCCGTGCGTCCAGGTTGTCCCGTCCGGGCTACATGAGCTGGTTGGCTCATTCCAACCAGAGGTCATGGCTCCTATCTCCCAATAAAGCCCCGAGCTGTTGGATCCTGCAACCCAGCTTATCCAGTATTGGGTGCCTCCGGTCAATGCTCTCGCTGGAATGATTACCCTTCTCAAGTACCAACAATAGGGATATTCCAGATCGGTATTTGGAAGTGTGATAGTTTCTAACACCGCCCCCGGCTTTCCGGCATCATCGCTATGCAGATTGATTGTCAGGCTTGATGGTGATCCAATCTTGCGAATATAGAAAAATATATATCTGGCCGTAAATCCAGGGCTAGGCGTGAATTTTTGCGCCCAATATCTACGACGGACCACTGGTGAGTCAGGGTTGTTATAATCAACACCTACTTGCCAATAGTTCGATCTTGCATCGTCATCCACCGTTCCAAACCCATACCAGCCAATGCCCGCCACGTGCTGATTACGTATTCCTTTAGACCAGCTCTCCAATCCCCACGGACTCATCTCCCCCGCCTGCGTCGTGTTCATTCGGTGATCGTCGAAGTAGCGCGTCGGGTCGTCGTCGAAAACTTCCATCCCCCTGCCCCCGCTCCAATCCTTCTGCGCCACGTCTCTCCAGGGTGGCACGTGGTCGCTGTATTGTTCCTCCCCGCTCATCACCTTCAGCACGCTGCCCGGTATCGGGTCGCGCTGCATCATCTTCTCGTTCAGCGTCCCATCCGCCTGGCACAGGTTCAGTCCCAGCTCGATAGTAGTCATATCGACTACATTCCACAGTCTCAGGTGGTGCGTGTTGCGTTTGCCCGTGTCACTTACGATAACTGTCATCTCAGCTCCACACCGGCGTAATGACTCTCGGCCCCGCCTTCGCCATCGGGTACAGCCGCCTCATCCTGCCCCGGTTCGCATCCGCCTCCACGATCAGGCTGCCGTATATCTTGTCGTTGCCCGCTCGCCGCTTGATGATCCACCTCAACGCTTCCACCGCCGCTTCCCACCCCAGCCGGTTCAGGTTGTAATACAGGTTCAGCGTGTCGGTGTCCGCTGTCAGCAGGGTCGTCTCGGGCACGTAGGTCAAGCGTATCGTGTACCCGCCCTCCGGCTCCCCGCCTGGTGTAAATTCCCAGGTCCCGTTCTTCTCCCGCCCGCGTCCCGTGTAATCCGCATACGCCAGTGGCGAGGTCTTCACGTTCGCCACCTCCAACTTCTTCACATTCCGCACCGTCGCCGGCAGGTTATAAACGAGCTGCGCCGTTACGCTGGTCAAGCTGGTATCGAAAGTCAGCAAGCCGCCCATGTTTCGTATCCCCTGGTTCACCTTCTGCCTCAGCAGCCAGGTCGGGAAGTCCGGCGGGCAAGCCGCATAACGGTCCAACGCCGCGTTCAGCAGGGTCATCGTCGCAAAGGTGAACACGCCGGTAGACCCCACGTACCCGCTGATCTTGGCGCACTTCCCGGCGTTGTTTCCAGAGAGTATCCAGATCGTGCCGTTAGTAAAGTAGTCATTCGGCTCGCTCACCGTCGTGTCGATCACCGTCGTAGCGCTGCCCCCGGTCGCCACGCTCTCGGTAACGATCTCCAAACACTTCGCCAGTTGTAAGGTCGCATCTGCCAGGGTTGTCATTGCTTTACCTCCAAATCGTCTACCGTCCAAAAGATCGCTTCGGTCAGCGATGTTGCCACGCGTTCTTCGTGGTGTATTCCGGTCTCGCGCATCTCGTTCACCAAGACATGCATCAGTTCATGGACAATCATGCTTTCTGTCTTGCGCTCGGTCCAGCCCTTGAGAGCCGGCACATTGATATAAATAGTGGCTGTCCTATACTTCCAGTCTGCGTAGGTGCGCCCAATAATCGTCTCGCCCTTCTTAGTGTCCTTGTCTCTGAATACATCCTTGATCAGTTTTTTGTTGGTAGTTAGCACAAAAGTAACATGCCACCAACGCAGACCCAGCCGGTAAGTCCATCTCTTGATTGCCTTTTTTAGTTGCTTCTTAGACTTCATCTCTTCCTGCGTTTCTTCTTCGCCTGCGCGTTCGATATGCGCGCCGCCTTGCCCTTGCTCATCCCCTTCGCTTTCAAGGCTTCATACACCTTCGGTCTTTTTATGCTGTGCCACTTTTTACCCGGCATCAATAATTTTCCTTAGCAATTCACCTATATTTTCTCTACCACAAACGCCCCGAACTGTGGAAACGTAGTCGCTGGCGCAGTCCAGTTCACCGGAGCCGCCACCGTCCGATTCGTCGCTTGCATGTTCACCACAATCTTCTTATTTGCGTCCAATACCAATGTTTGAATGTCAGTAAAGTAATCCTGTGCATTGTGTACGCTGACGTTATCACTAGCCGCCAGTCCAGCAACCGAAGTTAAATCAACCTCGATTGTGTTCGCCAAAGCCCAGTTATAAATTGCCACATGCGCCCGGTCGGTTTGGTAGTCGTTTGGATGAACTATAACGCGTGATCCAGACACTGGATAATCCGCCAGGGTTGTATTGTCTGGGAAATAGCTATCGTTATATGGCGCTCCAATCCAGGTATTGCCATTGACTATGTTCAGCCCCCAATTGTCGCCAACAAAGTAAAATGGGTACTGTCCACCTGCTATATAATTCTCCTGAACAAAACAAGATTGTGAACCTGCTAAGCCTTGTCCAAGGCGCAGTCCAATCCCATCTGTAAAGTCTGGTATATATACTTCATTGCGAAGAATTTGACCATAAATTGGCCAAACTGGCCCTGTGCATCCCAGTAAAATATTCGGGCAACGTCCACCGGACGGTTCTCCATTATGAAAGACAATATTTTCTGTTATTCGAGCATTATAAATATAATTATTTGCGTAAAAATGAATGCCCCACCCGAAGTTACAATAAACAATGTTATGCTTGACGGTGGGAATTATTGATTGATTTGGATTTCCTATATAGATACCATGCTCTTGTTGGGTTCCAGGATATTTGCTACCGTTGAACATAATGATACAACCATAGATATCGCCAACATATGCCAACACACCCGATCCACCTGAATCGTAAATAATACAGTTGATTAATTTACAGTGTTTTTCGTAAAAATTCACACCTGGTTTAGCAAGATGAGCATCTCTATCAGTGTTGGAACTATTAGTTACTATACAATTTTTCAATGTAACATAATCAGATAAAAACGCCAGCAAGCCATCAATTATTACAGTTGCCCCCGTAGCTGGCTGAATAGTCACATACCCCTGTGGGTTCCCAGAAATAATTGAGTTAAAAAACTCTCCGGTATACGTTCCAGAGGCCAGTTCAATAGTAACTCCGGGCCAAAATGCCAGGATTATAGCTTTGGCTAATGTGATCGGAACAGTGCTACCGTTTCCATCCCCATTTCCATCGGTCGCGACTTTGCAAGCCGTTGAGATCATTTGATCTATATCATTTGCTACTGACATATCATCCTAATATATAGCAGATAAAGTCAAATCCCCAGGCCAAGCAACCAAATTACTTCCTGCGTGAGACGCTTTTATCCCTGTGGCGGTTTGGTTGAACGATGATGTAGCCACATGTTTGCCTGCATTATTTACGAACGTTCTAATCGAAGTGCCGTAAAACTGGATACAGACACGGTAAGAATTTCCAGCTACCCAGGTCTGTGTCTTTCCTGCATCGACCTCTGTATCAACCCCTCCCGTTCTGCTATATAACTTGATTGTTCCTCCAACTTGATCGCAGTCTATACGCCAAGTTTCGTCATCGGTCAATCGCCTGAACCAAATAGATTGAGTTACACCAGCCTGAGCAACTAAACCGAACTCAACAAAAGCATTCGCCTGTGATACTATTGTTTCTCCATCGCCCGGAACGGCGACTCTAGCAGTTGCAGAAACATAATCGCTGGAAAATTCTGGAATAGTATCGTATATGCACACGTTGTAGTATTTTCCGGTTGTGCTTCCGAGAGCATACAAATAGACAGCGCAATTGTCTTGAAGAACATTGGTCACATAGACGACTTGATAAACAGACCCGGAAATGTTCTTTAAGAACACATGCCCACTTGGTCGTGTAATTATTCCAAACCTGACCGGAGTAGTTGAAACGCCAGCGTCAATTGTTGATACCCCTATGCCTGCATCGTATTCAAGTTGAGTAACGGCATTTAAGAATTTAATCATATCGCGCGCGGCGCCTGCTGAACTCAGGGACATTTTGAAAAAGTTCGCAGCTGTTGGATGGCTAACAGAAAAGAATAGTCCTAATCCGGTTTTTCGTGTTATCGTTGCAGACAATGCAGTTGCAACTTCTGCTGCATTTGCAACCACCAAAATATTGCTGGCAATTGATAGTCGATTATCAACATCCGTAATGGTCAATATTCCTGGCCCTGGCTCACATGTGCGCGGGCTAACAAGTGGAGCAAATTCGTTGGTCGTAAATACATCGCGCAAAAGAAACGTAGGCGAATACACCGCCCCTCCCACCAGCATCGCCGCAAATAGAGATAGCTTTTTTCTCCTACTCATTACATCGCTCCCAGGATCAACCAGGATACGCCCTCTCCATTCACCGCGCTATCAACCATGATCGCTCTAAGGTCGCCTACATAAGCCAGCACAACCTGCTCTTTTGCGCTTAGTTGGAACCCCGTCGTGCTGGAAACTGTTCCGTCGCCAGCGTTGCCGATGTATATCAACCCGGTATTCTCAGCATGTGCCTTAATTGCCACCGGCCCATTCGCGCGCACTTCCGTTGCCGTTAGAGGTAATTCCGTTCCTGCTGTTGCTACTGCTTTCTGTCCAGATAAAGCGCTCATCGTAAACTCCTTTATGCCATCTTCCAGATACCCATGTTGCCACAGTTGGCAACGTTCTTGTAACCGTCACCCTTGAACTTGACTTCCATCTCCGGGCCTGTTACTACCCAATCCGGTGGGTTTTTCTTCCAGCCCTCCAGCATCACTGCTCGCCTCTCATAGGCATTCTCGCGAATTTCTATTTGCTCCGCCAGCCCGTACTGCACTTTCTTGCGGGCGTAGATGTACACCGCGCTGTGAATATCTGCCACCCACAGCGTCCCCGGTTTGTCTCTCAGGTACTCTCCCACTTCCCTTGCCTGGCTGTTCATCGCGCGCAGCCCAGGGTAGAAGCGCAGCCACAGGTCGCCAAAATAAAATGCGCTGCTCAGCCAATCCACCAGCACCAGCACGATCACCGCCAGTGGAGCAATCCCGGCCGCCGCCACCCATCCAGCCAGGGGCAGCATGTGTATAGATCTCACGGCCACACCCAGGAACAGGAAAGCTACAAACACCAAGGGCGGCAGCCAGTAGCGCCAGTCCGGGTTGTAGATCATCCCCGCCGCCAGCCAGGGGAATGAGTACAGAAAACCCGTGGAGGTGTAGTATGGTACTATCACATCCCAAGACCAGTCTCTCAAGCGGCGCTTGGTCATGCGCTTGGGGATCGTGATATTAGCCTCGACCAGCCAGCCCCATACCTTCGGCAAAACCATGCGTAGAAACAAGATCATCAGCCCGGCGCATATTGCCAGAGCAATGGCCGGAGCATACCATTCCTTGAGCACGATCAGCAACACGATTGCGGGCGCCAGCTTAGGCTCGAATGCCACCGCGATCGCCAGCAGGAACACCGCCACCCAGCCGTTCTGGATCACCAGCGCCAGCAGGATCAATCCCGCCGCCTGTTGCCCAACGTTGCCATGAAAAGCATACAGAAAGCCGCTGTTGACGAATACAATAAACGCCAGCGCGCTCCAAAAGTTTCCGGTCAGCAAGTAAAACGCAACCCCTGGCAGGCTGACTAGAACAGTATGCAAGCAGCGCACGCGCCAGATGTCCACCCCCACAATCTTAGCCAGCAGCCAATACCAGGCATGGATGGTGGGCATCTTACAGTCCGCGAAGTCGCGTCCGTAAATAGACCCGCTAAACGCAGCCAAGTTGAACATAGCAAAGTCGGGGTCTATGGTTGTCCTGGCATAGCGCCAGGCATAAAAGACCGATAAGAGCAGCAGGCTACAAGACAATAGGAATACGTTCACGGGGTTTAATCTCGATCCTCAAAGGCTGGTTCTCTTTGTCCTTGCGCGCCAGCATTACGTGTTGCGATGCAACGGTCTCTTTTTCGTTAATGAATACGTACAGGGGCGTGCTCTTGAGCTGCATAAGCGTTAGCTCCAGCCGCTTTGCCATCACAGATAGGGCGGTCTTGGTGTATCCAGACTTGTGGTACATCCATTCGTTATCCTGCCCACCCCACAACACGGCCATTACGGATAAGTCGCACATGCCAGCTAAGACCTGCTTGCAGGCCCACTCCAGGTTCGGCACGATGATCAGGATATATCCGCCAATCCTCAGCAGGCTCAGCAAGTTATTGACCACCGCCAGGCTGTCCCAAAAGGCGATGTGCTCAATGACGTGCGAGGCGTACACCACCTCATACTTGCCGCAGTGCTTCTTCGGAATGGGTCTGGTGATGTCTTGTAAGATGTCCGGGTCGGTTCCAGGGTCAGCATCCAGGCGTACAAACTCCAGGTCCTGCATGTCAGGCAGGTATTCGTTGATAAAGTCCTTGGCGTAGCGGCTGCCTTTCCCGCCGCCTACATCAACTATCTTTGTCATTCTCCGCCATCCAATCTATCGCCTGGGCTGGGTCTTTCTTGTGCCACAAACCGATGATGATGTGCTGCTGGGCGCGCTCGGTCGCCTCGATGTCACCCTCTAAAAGGAACTTGAGTGTGTAGAAATCAGAACGCGCCTCGATCACCGTCAGGCCAGCCTCCTCGAACGACATGCGTAGCCATGGCATGGTGAAGCCGCACAGATATGGGACATCCGACATCCCATACAGCGCGGTGTAGGGCGCCAGCCCCATGTTTTCTAGGTTGGCGGCGATCTCCTTGCAGGCCCACTCCAGGGCGGGCACTGTGGCAATGATCCGTCCGCCATCCACCAGCTCGTCAGCCAGCTTGCTCAACACCTGCACCACATGCTGGCGCTGGACCGTCTGCAAATGTGTAGCCAAAAGAATGCAGTCGAACGGCCCCTGGTTGGCGTATTCCACATCATCCTCAAAGAATATCTTGCCTTGCTCAATGTCACCCAATATAAGGACTCTCATGCTAAACCTGCTTTCTCATTGGATGACTTCTTGTAGTCCTCGTAGGTGTAGGCTTTGTCTTTCCAGTGTTCGCATACAATCGACGTATCCACCCATGGTTTGATGCCAACAGGAGCAGCCAGCTCTGAGAAGTAGTGATCTTCCGTGCGCCCATATTCCATGCAGTAAAACGGGAACAGGCGCTGTCCGGTGCGTTCGTTGACCGTTGGCTTAATCAGTTTCATGTGCAGCCAGTCATTCTCAACGTACACGCTGGGCTTCTGGTCCTGCGGAAAGCCCGTGCTCTTGTAGACATTCTTCTTCAGTATAGGCACGAGCGATCCGGTCGGACGCTGGAATAGCTGGTAGGCATCCAGGATTTTTTCGTACACGCTGCGATGGATCAACGTGCAGCCCATCCCAACACTGTCCATCTCTAGCACCGACCCTACGCTGTAGTCCCACAGTGCAGTATAGAAGCCATCTCCGGCGTACTTGTATGCAATCGGGTTATATGGGTAGTTGCCATTGAAGTACAACCCGGCGGAAAAATCCTTCTCCAGGCGTAGCAGCTTGCTGATCGTGCCATCCGGTGGAACCGTATCATCATCGATCCAGAATATCCAATCCGCCTTCGAGCCATGCTCAGACCCACCCAGGAATGAGCCTTTGCTTTCGTTGTCTCCAACGATCGTATCCCGGTTTGCATCGGTCAGATTGTTGCGCTTGCTTTCTTCAGGTGAGGCGAAGACGCCGCCCACACTATCGGTCTTGTTCACGTCCGGCATGGCCGATTGCCTGGTGATGATCTGGCTCAGATCAACCAGTCCCCGGTCTTTCTCTCGCAATAAAAATACGATGATGTTCGCCCACCACCTCGGCTTCTGCGCGCCAGAGCAGGCTATGCCAATATCTACCTTAGGAATCACGTCCACCAAACCATTCTGGTAGTCTTCCTACCTGTATGTAATAGTTGCGCGCAGCCAGGCAGTCCTCGCAGTATGCGATCTCGCCCAGGTGCGCCATAATTCTGTGCAGCTTCTCTCCGCTTGCGTCCTTGTAAGTCTCGACATGCCGGGAGACCATAGGCTTTCCACAGCGCGGGCAATGCAGCACAGCCACAGTAGACATAATTGCCATAGTCTTTCCCTTCTAAGAGTGGGCAGGTTTACACCTGCCCACTCTCGAAACGCTCCACTTATGATACTGCGGTTAAGAGCGCGTGGCTCTTCTGCTGCCGCAGGCATAGAGTGAACTCGCCAACCACTTCGGCGTGTTCGTAGTCACCGGTCACTGCCAGTGGTTTCTGCGTGAACGGGTAGTAAGTCATAAACCCAACGTTGTTGGGGTCCAAGATCGGGATAGTGCCGGTCGGGCACCACCGATCCATCACCAGGGCAACCTTACCGAAAGGAGTGACGATGTTCTCGATGTCCATACCCACGGTGGTCTCGGTGCGATCCACGCGGAACACTGAGGTACTGGCTGTCCCGCCATAGTCGTACCAGTTTTTGATCTTCTGCTTGTTCTCCGGCGCTACAAACGCCATGAGCTGAGCCGAGCCGCCGGCCTTATAGATCGACATAACCGCGGTCTCGAACTGCGATTGTGCCAGGGTCGCGCCGCTCACCAGGTTGGTCGTAATGAAACCCGGCAACCCTTTCATTGCACGCGGGGTAGAGACGCTGCCTATCTGCCCGGTCTTCACGATCAGGGCGTGCCGCTCGATCAGCCGCATCAGCTCCGGCACAGCTTTGTCCGCATGGTAAGCCATGGTGTCGGCAATGCCATACTTCGACATCTGTTGCTCGGTACGAGTGACGTGCACTTCCCGGTGGAAAATCTGCGACCAGTTCGAGTTAGTGGTCAGTGGGTTGAAGCCCATGGTGGCGCTCTCCGCACCTTCCAAACGCGCCATACCAACCATGGTAATGACGGTTGAGCTGGTGTGGGTGGCAGCGGTAGATCCAAACTGCCCTCGACTCACGGTCAGGGTGTTTGTGTTAACTGCGCTGACCCACAGGTGCTCAGATTCGATCTGGATGACATGCCCCACCTCGTACAGCGATCCGTCTGTAACCACCAGACTTACGCTATCCGAGGTGATGCTGATTGCAGTCATGGTATCGGCAATGGCAATGAGGCTGTCCTCTAGCCATTCGACTACGGTGGACTTGCCACCGGTAAAGCGGAACTTGCCTGACGCTCCATCCAACCCGCCCAGTGCGTTGACCAGCGGTGTATCCGATGGATCAATCAGACTGACGAGATCGGTGATGACACGTACTTGAGCGCCAGTGTCACTATAGGTGGTGGCTGGGTAATCCTGTACAGCCATGAGAACTCCTTAGCTGGCATTTCAGCCAGTTACATTTATAAAACGACGCCTCGCTCGCGATACTTCTGCCTGATCCTTAGCTTCTCTTCCTGAGTTGCGTTATGATCGATAGCAGTACCCATCTCTTTTTTGTATTGCTCTGCGAGGCCGCCATCCACCCGCTGCCCGGCGCTCGGGCCTAAGCTCGGCGTTCTGGCAGTGGTGGTTTGCTGCGTCTGCCTTTGTGTTTGGTTTTGCGGCGCTGCAACCTGTTGTAAGGCTGCCGCCTTGGCCGCCGATTGTTCTTCGAGAGTTGCCAGAAACTGCCAGGCGCTTCCGTCCGATTGCACATTCTCGTAGAAGCCATCGCCCGGAACCAGGCTTACTCCGTACTTCTGTTGGATTTCACCGACCTGCTGCTGAATCATAGGCTGCAATTCTGCTTTCTTGTTGGCTGCCTGTGTCGCTTCTTGCGCCTGCGCCAGCGAAGACGCCAGCTCTGCCGGCACCTCCGCCCCGCTCTTCACCAGCTTCCCGATCTCGTCCTGGAGTCTGCTCACCTGCTCCGTCAACTCTTTCTGAACACGGCTTGACGCTTTGTCGGTCATGCTCTGCGACTGGCGGACCGCCTGGTCTATCAATCGCTGCACCTCGTCAAGGGTGACCAATTTCTGCGCTCCAGGAGCTTGCTCCGAGTCAGTACTCTGCCCCGAAGCCTGGCCGTTGCTCGCTGAACCTGATTGATCGCTCTCGTTCACTTTGACCTCCGTAATATAAAAAAAGGGGCGCAACTTGTAGCGATGTACTCATCGCCAGTCGCGCCCCGGGCTTCTTGCTGCCACAGTCGGGCACAAAAATCAATTCGATTATACCCTATAATCTTCCCCTCCGTTGGGGCGCACCGCGTGTTGGGGCGCACCGCGTGTTGGGGTGCACCGCGTGTTGGGGCGCACCGCGTGCGCCCTGCTATTTACGAGTGATCGCCGCCAGCCATTCCTCGAAGCTGCCAAACGGCTCCCCCGCCCTCTCCCATTCCACTTCCAGCCACTGCCGTATCCCCGGCGTGAGCTGCTCATCGAACCCGGCGTACATCGCCAGTTGCATCTGTATCTCCTCCGGCCAGGTGCTCGGGTCGATCACGCCATACTTCTGTTTGTAGTCCTTCCCCAGCACGCCCTGCGCCACGCTCTCGCTTGATTTCACCCATGGGATGATCTCCGGGTGCCAGGCCAGGTACTCCCGCTGCCAGTCCCAATAGGCTGCCAGCTCCGGGTGTAGCTTCTTGAAGTAGCTCTTTTCCTTGCTGCTGCTCAGCGTGTAATACTCATCCTGGATCGCAAAGATGTTGCCAAATTTCTGCCGCTCTGCCCGGTAAGCATACACCGCCTGCGCGGTCTCCATCGGCAGCCCGGCCAGCTTGTTCTCTTCGCCGGTCACAAACTCGATCACCTCCGGGTGCTGCGCCATGTACCGGTCTCGCCAGTTGTAATACTGGTCGATCTCCGGGTGCGCTTTCTTTATCTGCTCCTGCTGCGCCGGCGTGGCCTGGAAGTATTCATCCAACACCTGCCCAATCCCTGGGAAGCGGCTGGTCATCTGGTCGTGGTATTGCTGGTAGATGTCCGCCGTCTTCTGCTCCGCCAGTTGCAGTTCCTGCCCCGGTATGTTCTTAAGCGCGCCAGGCGCGTACCCGCCCATGCTCTTCGCCCAGCTTGCCAGCGTCTCAGGCGAAAGGCTGTCATAGTCGCGCGTCTCTTCGCTCAGGAACTGTTCTAAGAACGTCTGCCCAAGCTGCTCCCTGGTCTGCTTCTTGTACAGGTCCTCCATCTGTGTGTAGCGCTCCCACACTTCCGAGATCAAGAATTGTTTCATCCGCTCTGCCGGCTTGTCATATAGCGCCAGCCGCGCCTCGTACTCCGGGTGCTCCAGGAAGAACTCCTTTAACGCTGCACCATCACCCGCCCGGTATGCTTTCCAGGCTGCGCTATATTCGTCCGATAATCCTCTCAGCTTAAGCTCGCCCGCTGGGAACAGCCCGCCGCTAAACAGTCCCAACACCCCCGCTTTCATCACCTCAGCCGCGCTCGCTCCCTGCTTTGCTGCGTAGATCGCCCCCATCCCCGGCTCCCGCATCGCCATCTCCAAGCGCACCCGCTCCATTGCCTTGTCGTATGCTGGACCTGTCTTCTCCATCATCGCAATGACCGAATCTCGATAGCTGATTACTCCATCCGCCACCATGTTGCTTAGCTGTCGCTCCACGTAGTAATCGCCAAACTGTCCAAACTGGCTCATGCCCGCTTTCTGCCTGGCCTTCGCTTCTAAGTCCAGGTTGCCAATCCAATCCATGCCTGTCACCGCTGCCAGTCCTTGCAACAACCGGCTGCCAGGTAACACGCTGATCTTCTTGCCCTGGCCCGTGGCGAGCTGGTAAGGCACGGTCAGGTACATGGCCGGGTTGGTGAAGAGCTGCATATAGTCCAGCACATCCCCGCTGCCTTCCTCCTGGTTGGCCTGCGCCAGCGCCCGCTCCCAGGTTGCCCCGCTCTGGCTGGCGATCGCTGCCTGCGCCTCGTCTGCTGTGATCTGCCCCTTCCGGCTCCACTCCTGCACGAGCTGCTCTGCTATGCGCGCGCTGCGCTTCTGTTGGGTCATAAATTGGGTGATCGGCTGGGTGAACTCGCCCATCGGCACCGCCTTGCTTATCGGGTCCACAAACAGCCCGCCCCCCGCCCACTCCGGCAGCCATCTCACCGGTATCCTGATCCTGCCCCTAAGCCTGCTGGGCATGTTCTTGTCGTCGTCCTGCATGTCCTGCGCCATCTGCGCGTAGCGTGCCATCCACGATAACCAGGCTGGTCGATCCATAAAGCGCATACTCCACTCGAACATCGCCCGGCTCGGCCAGAACATATACGGGTAGATCGACTGAACAACGTTATCAGACCCATAGCGCCTCGAATAGTTGTACAGGCTCATGTCACGCTTGCGCTCGCCCAGCCGGATCGCCGCCAGCTTGGCCGGTCCGATCTCCTGCTTCACCTTCCCCATCCACTGCCGGTACATCAGGTCGGTGTTGGCGTCGACTCCAGCCATACCCTTGATCCCGCCCTTGCGGCTGTCTTCCTGCATCCTGCGCTGGATGTAGTCCACCGCTGGCTTGGCATAGGTCTTATATCCATCCTCGCTGAACTGGCTGTCATACTGTGGCGTGGCGCCATCCATCGCCCCCAGCGCCATCGGTCCCATGGCCGGCGTGTCGGTGGCTTCCATGCCTGGCGTCCCGCTCATCGGCTGGGTGCGCTTCTCGCCGTTCACCTCGAACACCCAATTGCCTTGCGGGTCGAAGCCCAGCAAGCGCGCCTTGCCTGCCTTGGTATCGAACTCCTTCAGGTAAGCAAACTTCTCCGGCACATACGCCACGAACTTCTTGCCCTCGAACACGAACCCCACCACCTTCCAATCCATCCCGCCCATCTCGATATGGATCGTCCTGGGCAGCCGCATCGCGCTAAAGCTATCCGGCGCAAACTTCCCGGCCGCCTTCATCGCTTCTTCGCTTGGCGTCGGCAGCCCCGGCTCTTCGCCCTCTGGAACCGGCGCCGTCATGCTCTGGTACTTGAGCTTCGGTTGCGACATCTCTCCGGTTGCCAGCTTGCCCTTGCTGCCATAGTTCCGCCTCGCCAGTTTACCGGCGAGATCATTGAACCGTTTATAGCTTTCATTCGCCGGCAGGCGTATCTGTCCCACGTCACTCCAGTACACAAACTCGCTTGGTACGAGCATCCCCCGCGCGCTCACCCGGTAAGTCATCTCTGTGTCGATCACCCACGCCCCGTCCTGCTCGATGTAGTGCGTAAAGCTGACTCTCAGCCCCTGCCCATCCTGTCCTGTCTCTATCACCAGCGGCTGGTACTTCCTGTTCTCCACCCGCGCGTAAAACCCAGGCTGTAACACCTTCTCCGCCAGCCCCAGCTCATCCAGCATCACCGTCACCTGCTGCGCCGCGTGCGGGAATTGCGTCTTGGATGGTGCAAGCCTGGCTGGAATAACCGGCCCTGGCTGCATCCTATCTGTCAGATCCGGATACTGAGCCAGAACTTCAGGCGGCACTGGCTGCCCCTCTGCCAATGCTTTCTCGATCACCTGGATATGGTCGGGTCGTAACATGCCAACCCCCATTTGGTTTCTCTCGCCTTCTACGCCATAGTTCAGGTAATTCGTTATATGTTCGTCAAAGCGTCCTGCATCATGAGCGCCAATCCATTCGTTCCGCGTCATCTGCCAGGGCTGCACAGTCTCAGGCGCTGGCTGATCGAATAATGGCAAAACACCCACCTCCCCGCCCTCCTTTGCCCCGGCCATCTCCATAGCGACTCCGGTCGCCGGCTGCTCGAACCCCGGCATAGTTTCTTGCACGATCGCAGCGACCGGTGCAAACGTTTTTGCCTCCGCTCTCTGCGCTGTCCCGCTGAATAGTGGCAGTTCCTCCCCGCTCGTGAACACCAGGAAGGGAGAGGGCCGGGGTGAGGGTAGTATCTCCGGCACATCACCCGTCATTGCCGCCATCTCCAGTGTCACCGGCGCCCCTGTGTGGGTGATCCCCTTCGCTAGTAGCTCCCGTATGCCAGGGTATTCGCCGATCACCCGCTCCGGCACTGGCTTGCCCTGCTTCATCGCCTTGAGCACTGCCTTCTGGTGCTGCTCGTGCACGTCTCTCTGCTTTTGTTTCAGCCCCTCCGTGTAATATTGCTCACGCGTGTACTCCGCCAGCGTCATCTCCCACGTATCCAGCTTGAACATGCGCACATACTGCGCCGATTCATCCCCTGTCAGGTCAGCGTGCGGCTTCCAGGATGGCTCCAGTCCAAACTGCGCCCGCAATCTGTCCAGAACTTTCACCATAAATTCTCTGAAGTCGTTCCAGATCGCCCGTATCTTGGCCGTTGGCGCTTCCCCTGTCGTCCGGTACACCACGTACCCATTCGCCGCCGCTTCCTCATCCCCGTTGAAGTGGCTCAGGAACTCAACCCGCTCCCCCTCATCCAGGTGATCCAGGTACATGTGCAGCCCCTCGTGCAGCCAGCTATCCAGGTCGCCATGCTCCAGCGCATACACCATCTTCTCCGCGCTGTCAAACGCTCCCCGTTTGATTGTTGTTGTCCTCTCTTCAACTTCGTGCACGCTGGGTGGTAGCTGCTTATCTACCCAGCCTTCGTTCGCATTCAGGTATTCTTTCCTGGCGATCTGCGCCAGGTCTGCCTCTTGCGTGCTCTCGCCAATCCCATGCCGGAAATCGAAACCGGTCAAGGCAATCGGCTTGCCATCCTTCTCCACTGGCAGCCGCTTGGCCAACATCGCTTCGTGCAGCTTGGTCATCGCCGCTTCTGCTTCTGCCCGTGTGTTGAAAATCGCCGTGAACTCATCCCCGTGGTCATGGAACATCGTAATCCCCAGGTCATTTGCCGTTTCTGCGAACGTTCGCAGCAGCATATCTCCGGCCTCGTGCCCATACTTGTTCATTGCCGTCAGCCCGGCCAGGTCCACCGCTGCCTTGATCGGCGCCGCATCCACCTCCGCCTGGTAGTGCTCCGTGATCCGCATCTCAGTGACCGGATTAGTCTTCAACCGCTCGATCTCTGCCCGCATCGCTCGGAACGGCGACCGCCGCCGTTCCCCCACCTCCACCATCCGCTGGTACATGATCCCGCCCCGCTCTGTGTTGATCGCCTCCAGCGCATCCACGATCTCGCCCGCCCGGATGGTCTTCCTGCCTTGTTTGTATCCCACCTCATATTGAATATCAACATTATCCACGCCCAGCCTTGCTACACTGGTAGCAATTGTTGCTAATTGTTTTGGATTTATCTTCTCGGCCAACTCTAGTCCAAGAATTAATGTTCCTGGTCTGGTCCATGTATTCGCGTTGCTCACCCTAATTGCATGGGTATCATCCAGAAATTTAGCCACTGTCTGGTTATCGTTTAACCACTTAGACATCGGCACTTCTTCGCCTTGAAGACCGTAGATATATTCCGCATGGATCATCGTTCGAATAGTCGCGCCCTTACTCAGGTCCAGCATCTCCCCATCTGCAAGCACAAAGCCCGCCTTCTTTAAATCATCCGTCACCCCTTGCGCCTTGGCCTGGTTTACTAGATTCTGATCAATAGCTAGTTCTCTTAGCGTGATCGTCAGCGCGCTCAGCTTGATCTCGTTCTCCCCTTCCGGCAAGTCCCCCGCCTTCGCCTGCCGCGCCCGGTATCCTTCCCAATACTCCTGCGCCGTGCGCCCGTGCCGCCTGGCCCACACCTCCGCCAGCAGGTCGTCGATCACCAGCGCCCGGTCGGCCACATCCTCTGGCGTCTGGTATTGCTCGATCAGCAGCCTCCGCCGCTCCTCCACTTTGCTCAGGTCGTACATCTTCTCCGGCGCTTGCTCTGCCGGCAGCATCTCCACGCCCTCGTCAGTCACTTCCGCCTGGCTGGTGTTCTTGTCTCGGAACTCCTGCCCGCGTTCCTCCATGCCGTTCATGGCGTGCTCCACCTCCACCGTGGTCTTGAAGGCTGCCACGTCCGGCCCAATGTGCGGGTTCAGCTCCACCGGCGCAGGCTCTGGCTCTATCACCCGCTCCGCCATGTGATCCAACACCCGCAGCCAGTTATCCCTCGATCCGGTCAACTGAATCCAGTCCGCCTCATCGAAGTCATTTGTAATCCTGTGTTCCTGCCATTTCTCGTACACCTCCGCCGCCCGCCCTACATTGCCCTTCTCCAGCAGATCGGTGATCCTATCCAGACCGTACAGGTTGATGATCGACTCAGGGTTGAACTGATCCATCATCCGAAAGACATAGTTCTTCACGTCATCGATGGTCTGCTCGTAAAGCCCAATCCGGTCTTTGCCCTTGTCGTCGATAATCCTTTGCAAGGCGTTGATCACCGTGTCCTTGCTCAGCTTCTTGCCCATTGCCTCATATTCGTTATACATATCCTGGTACCAGAGTGGGTTTTGGCTTTGCCTGAAGCCTCCCTTTCCGGTCTCGATCACTACAATGCTCTGGTCGCCTGGCGGTAATAGCTCCAGCATCTGCCCGGCTGTCCAGGCAATATCCCCCGAGAGCATATCCGCAAATTTCTCCGGCAGGTTCATCCGCTCGCCCAGCGTGTTCCGTGGCCCGTATAGCCCGGCGTTCTTATTCGCCAGATCCGTGGCTTTCTCCGCTGCGCTGTTCCCCTGCGCCGCGCTGTTCCCCTGCGCCGCTGCTCGCTCCTCCTCCAGGGTTGTTGGTCCACGCCTGCCCTCGTTGATATTCTGCCAGGCTTCCTCCGGCTTCATCTCCGCGATCTCATCCAGGTACCAGCCTAAGTCCTTCAGCCGGCGCCGCATCTCGCCGGTCATAAATACTGGTTGGGGCTCAACGCTTGCGCCCCTCTCCGCTTGCGCCCGGTATTCATCCACCAGCGGTTTCCATTGATCCAGCCAGCTTTGCCGCCCTGTGTTGGTCTGCACGTCATCCACTATATCCGCAATCGCTTTCCGCAAGGCGTTCTGCGCTCCCTCGGTATAGTCTTCGATCTTGCCGACTCCAATCAGCACCCGCTCTACTTCTTGATAAATATTCGTCTCCAGTCTGCGCAATGCCGGCTGCTCCACGTCCGCCTTGCCTGGCACGTAGCCCTCTTCGCGCAGCTTCTGGAGTGATTCGTCGAAGTATTTCAGAACCGTTTCCCTGTGCTCTGCCTCGCCAGGCGCCGCCTTTTCGTTGGGGCGCAACGCTTGCGCCCCTTCCCTGTTCACGTCCTCGTACATCTTGGTCGCCCCATCCAGCCCCGCCCGGATGAACTCCGCTATCGTAGGCAGGTACAGCTTACGTAAGAACTCCGGCCACATCGCATGTTTCTGACTCGGGTGCGTGTTCCCCACGAACGCCATCACCTCCGGCATCTTCATCAGCTTGGCGTCGCCCCGCTCCCAGGCCCGGAAATCGCTCATCAGTTGCTGCCGGTGTACCGCCAGGTCGGCCGCGTTCTTCCACCACTCCGCCGCCCCCACCGCCCGCTCCGGCCCGAAGTGCGCGCTCCACATCTCCACAAATGCCGCCCCCATCGTCATGTTGAAGCGGTTCTCCTTAACCACGTAGGTGTCGTACATCTCGCTCAGCTTCAGTTGCAGATCGTGCCACATATCGTTCTTCGTCTTCTTGTCGGTCAAGCCCTCCATCCGTCCGAAGTGCTCCTCGTACAGTCTGGCGCGCTCGATAAAATATTCCTTCCACGATTGGTGCAGATCCAACATCCCCTTGGCAAACTCCTGCGCCTGCGGGTTCAGCCTGCCCGCATCCGCCTGGTCGCCAAAGCCCAGCGCGCGCAGCACGCCATCATAAGTGCTCTCCACCCAAAGGTTATGCCGCTCAAACTCTGCCCGCGCCTCCCGCTCCCTGGCCCGCACCAGCGCGTTGTACTCCGCCTTGTCCTGCGCCACGCTCGCCAGCTCATACGTCCGCTCCCACTCGGCAAAGTGCCGCGTCCATACTTCCTCGGTCTTGAGCTGGATGTCCTTGAATATATCCATCGCTGCTACGAACCCGGTCGAGCGCACCTTCGCCTCCACCTCCGCTCCCCGCTCTTCCAGGTTGCGCGCCAGCTTCCGGTCCAGCGTGTTATCCAGCATCTCAGCCACGTTGCCGAAGGCCTGGGTTATCGTCTGTCCATCCTTCAGCTTCTGGTTGATCTGGTCGATCACCGGGTCGATCGCTTCCTTCAAATCCCCCAGCGGTATCTTTAGCTCCGCCGACGCCTCCGCCAGGTAAGCATCCGCCGAGCTTTGTGCCAGCCTCTGCTCCACTCCCCGGATCATGTCCAGCGCCCCATGGTTCTTGCTCTGCTCCACCGCCGCCAGGATCGCATCCGGCAGCCTGGCGTCGATCTTTGCCAGCGCCTGCCTCAGCTCGCCCGGCAGCCTGGGGATCAGCCCATCCCGCTGCCATAGCCTGCTCCAGGCCTGCTTGGTCGCCACGTACATCACGTTTGCCGACTCGCTGCGCTCGTTCGCCTGCGCCAGCTTCGAGAAGATACCCAGCCGGCTTACCTTAGCCGCCACATCCTGGAACGCCTGCACCGCATCCTGGGCCGTGGTCGCCTTACGCAGCTCAGTCTCGGATTTAATCCGGGTCACTTCTTCCGCCCCCATCAATCCCTTCTGTTCGAAGGCTTGTTCTAAAGTCTGCGCCTTGCCCTTGGCTGTGATGTCCAGCCCCACATCCGCCGCGCCCACACCAGCCCGCAGCCGGTGCGGCTCGATCCCAAACTCTTTGAAGAAGCTGTCGATCTCGCTCTTGCTATAGAAACCGAAGATACCCTCCGCCGCGCGTGCCACCACGTTGCTGATTCCATTGTTGATCAGATACCTGGCGTTGAAGCCCAGCACGGCCAGGCTTTGAATGCTCTTGAGACCGCTAAAGAAACGGATCGTCTTGCTATCCGGCGTCACCCCGAAGTTCTTTATCATCCACTTATCCATGCTGTCCAGCATCCGGTTGTGCAACACCGCCTGGAATGCCTCTGGCGTGCGCGCCCACCAGGTCTCCTTGAACACCTGCACCAGCTCGCTTAGCTTGTCCGCCGTGAAATCGCCTCCCAATAATCCTTGCTTGCCCTGTTCTGCCGCCTTCGCCTTGATCCTCTGGTACACGTTCAACAGATCCTTGTCGTTGCCCTGCAAATATTCCAGCGTCTTGCCCTCCCCCTCGCCCAGCACTTCGCTGATGTTCTCCAGGATCGTGCGCGGTCTGTCTGCCAATTCCCACAGCTTGCCCATCTCATCCGCAATCAGCCCGGCCCCTTCCAGCCCCTGCCTTACGGTGATCATCTCCGGCGTCCCCAGGTGCGCCGCAATCTTCGATGCTTCTGCCGGTGATAGTTCTGCCATCGCTTTCACCAGCTTCACCATCTCGTGTGGGTCGTTCTGTGCCTGTTGCAGCAACACGCCTATGTTCTCCTGCGCCATGCCGGCCAGCGCCCTGTACTTGCTGCCTGGAGTCAGCTCTTTCAACGATTGCCACCACGCCAGTGGGTTGAAGGGCTGCTCTGCAAATGTCAGCGCCGCCCTGGTCACCCTGCCCTTGGGTGTCAGCTCCTTGATCTCTCCCGTGGCCGTCAGCCCACCCAGCTTGATCTGTAGCTTGCTCATGTCCTGCGGCAATAGCTTGATCTTGTTACCCTGCGCGTCCAGCTTGAACGCCTCGCCCGATCTTAGCAGGTTGCTATACACCCGCATCGTACCAATCGCCCCCTCACCCACCGCGCTCCTGGCCGCCAGCTCCAAAGCCGGATCTCCCATCCACTTACTCGCCTGGATCACACCCTTGCGCTTGAAGAGCGGGATCACATTAAATGGGTCGGCTGCGTTCTGCGCCATCATGTCGGCAAACTGTCCGCTAAATTGTAGCCTCTGCTGCCATTCTTCCACCACCTGCTGGCTGGTCTTGTTGCCCGCAATCATCTCTGCCAATGCCGCGTCTAGTATCTCTTGCCCCACCATGTCGATGTTGATTGGCTCTCTCTGCCCCAAGGCCCACACCTCGCCCGGCTTGCTCAGCCTGGCGTCAGATGTCCCGGTCTTGAGCTGCTCCAACATAAACGCCACCCCGCCCAAAGGCCCCAGCGCCAGCATCCACTTCGGCGCCTTGCCGCTTTGTATCTTGTCGTACAGTATCTCCAAGGCTGCCGGCGCATTGCCTATGTTCGGCGCTTGCACACCTGGCAGCATCTGCGCCCCGGTCCCGAAGACCACGTCATACCCCAGCTTAGAAGCTTCCGCCACCTTCGGGTAATTGTCGATCAGCCTGGCCAGCGCTCCATTCTTGAAGTACATATCCTGGATCGCCGCATTGCCAAACCAGCCCGCCATTGTCGCTCCCTGTTCGAGCTTACCGCTGGCAAAGTTGAGCGCGTTCATCGCCCAGCCTGCAAACCCTTGCAGTTTCTGTACCTGCTCAGGTGTATAACCAGCCGCCACCAGTCGATCATAATTCTTCGGGTCCATCGCCGCGCTCAATCCAAGTGCCGCAAACTGCGGCCACAGGAACCCGGCTACCGATCCAATCGGACCGCCTGCCGCAAACCCGCCCACCGCTCCAATCGTGCTCCACGGCAGCGCCTGGATCATACCCGTGAAATACTGGTTGCCCATCACGCTGCTCATTACCTTCTGCCAGGCCGGCAGGCTCTCGTAGTCCGGCTGTGTCCAATACTCTCCCCCTCCTGGACCGCCGCTTGGTTCTACTCCTGGCTGCTCCGGCCGTGTCATCTCCTCCGACCAGTCCATCACCGGCGTCTTCCACATGCTCTCGGTCGGTGGCGCGGGGGCGTCCTTGAAGGTCTGTAAGAATGGGTCATCCTCTTTCAGTGGCGCCCATTCCCACCACGGCTTGCCCCCGTTCTGCTCTTTGAAATACTTGAAGCTCCAGTCTACAAAGTCCGGGTCCCAGCCATATTGATTGCGCCAGTCATTCTCAGGGTAGATCTGCTGCGCCGTGTGGTGCATCGCGATATTCTCGGGATGCTCCCAATACGTCTTACCCTGTTGGGGCGCAAGGCTTGCGCCCGGTTGCTGGCCAGGCGGAGTATATTTCTTGCCGGTTGCTTCTTCCCAGGTCGGTACCCATCCAGTTGGCATATCGAACTCCTTTAGTCTCTGCTCCGCCAGGTGATCAGGTCATTAAGCCAGTTGCTGTTATAGGCAGCCCCCGGAGTTGTCCCGCCGCCTGCCTCGCCACCCCACGTCCTATCCATCAACCCTTGCAGTCTGTTTAAGTAGCCCACACGTCTAGCCCTCGCCCTCATCTTTGCCTGGTATCCTGGTTTGCCAGGATCACCGGTAGGATACGGGAAATTATCGAGTGATTTCTTTACGGCTGCTATCGTATCAATGAACCATTGCTGCCCCATCTCCTCCGCTGTGTGCGTTCCAAACCCAGCGCCTCGCGTTTGTCCCGGGTTGCGGTGCGGGCCACTGCCGAATGCCGGTGGTCGTGTACCCATCGGTTGCCCCCACTTGTTGAGCGCACCTGTTGTGTCATATCCGTACTCTCCACCAAATGGGTTATACCCACCCTTTACCCAATTCAATCCGTAGTTCTTCCCGAGTTGATCCCACCAATCATAGTTAGGAGATTTCGGAAACAATCCTTCGGCCCCGCCAACAGATCCACCAGGTGGTTTCTCTTCATATTCGCCCGGTGCGTTAAGTGTTACTCCTGTGGCTGGGATGTATCCCTTGGAATAGCTCGCCACCCCCAGGTAATATTTCTGCTGCGCCGGGCTTAGTGTCGCCCACCAGTTAGGATTTACTCCGCCTGCAGCCGAAGCGCCTGGCATGCTCGGGAACGTTATGCCCTTATTGCCCTTGGGGTTTTTGCTGCTGGGTGCGCTTGTTGGGCCATACACGTTCACCCCTTGAAAGATCGGACCTTTCGGTTTGTTTGTTTGTGGGTTTATGGTGTGCGTACCAATCGTGTTTGGCGGTTTTTTCCATGGGCCTTCCAAATACTGCCTGTATCCAGCCATCGCTCACTCTCCTTTTACAACCTTCATCAGCGCCTCAAAGCCTTCCGGGTCTTGCTGCGCGTACATCGCTGCGATCTGTGGCGGCATGGTTGCGATCATCTTCCGCATTTCAAACAGCATCGCTTCCTCCCCCATCATTGCTTCGAACTTATTCTTCCACTTCTCGAACTTGGCCAGCCCGCCCGCAAACGCATCCTGAAAGCGCTTGGGTGGCACCGCATCAAGCTTGGGGAACATTGCTGCCTCCTCCTACCCCGGGCATCTGTGGTGGCATTGGCTCGCCCATCCCGCCCTCCATCATCTCAGGCGAGACCAGCTCCCCGGCGCCTGCCTCTTCCATGCCTGGCTCGGTCATGCCTGGCGCCGCCGCTGCCATGGGTATCGGCCCGCCCTGTTGGGGCGCAACGCTTGCGCCCATCGCTGGCGGCTGCGGTTGCTGTGTAAAGCGCTGCTGCATGTAGTTCATGAACGCCGCCCACTGCGCCAGCTCAGTCATAATCTCGTCGTCCATCTCTTCGCTGTTCTCGATGTCCAGGAAGTTCTCCCGTATCCACTCATTCCCGGCCAGTTGATCCTTCTTCAACATGTCCGCCATCTTCACGTTGCTCAGCTTATCCTGCGCCAGCGCCAGATCAAGCACCACCTCGATCTCGATGTGGTTGGGTATCTGGCTCGTGTCCACCTCGGCATACACCGATCCGCTGTCCACTGTCACACTCCCACCCTCTTCTTTGAGCAGCGCCAGCCCAACCTGGATCGCATCCCCCAGCGCCCAGGCTGCTTTACGCTGCAAGATCACCAGCGGCAGCCGGCCCATCTGCCCCAGCAGCGCGTAAGTCCCGTAAGCTGTACCCTGTCCCATCGGTGCGCCCAGCGCCTGCCGGTTGATCGTGCTCTCTTCCACCTTCGCACTTGCCAGTTCGATTGCCCGGTAGGCCGCCTCGTCGATCAAACCTTTTGCCGACCACGGCTCCAGCCTGCTCCCGGTTGGCTTGCGGATGAATGTCACCGGTCCTTCTGCGTCAATGGTCGGGCCTTCGTCTTCATCATCCAGCCCCTCGTAGATCATGGCTGGCTTCAATCCAAACTCTGCCACCTTGGTAAACAGGCTGGTGTAACCCAGGTTCTGCCGGTTCCACATCCCGCTCTCTCGCAGCGCATACAGTATCCCCTCCCGCTGGTCTTCCGGCTTGCTGAATAGCCGGCTGCCCTGCACCAGGTCTCCCACGATCGGGATCACCTTGCCCACCTGCTGCTGGAGGATCACTGTGTTGCTGCCCATGAAGTACACAAACCGGTTCTCAATATCGTAGAAGTCGCTGATGTCATACTCGTCATAGTCCGTCCGCCCGGTCTCCATCTCGAATTGCCCCAGCGCTTCCATGGCATACTCACCGAACACTTCCAGCAGCTCTATCTTTTGCAGCTTGTAGTCCTGGTGGAAGGCTTTCAACCCCAGCATATCCCAATCCGGGAAGCCCAGCCGAGGATCGCGCACGTCATAGATCAATGGGCAATACTTGGCGATCTCCTGCGCCCGCTCCTTCCAACGGCCAGTTTGCAGCTCGCCCATCTGCTTGACGCTGTTCACGGCAATGTGCACCTCGTCGAAGATCGTCGCGCTGCGGAGCGCGTCGAAGTGCACCGGATCTCCCCTTCTCCTGCCGCTCGAACGCAGCGTAGCCTGGCATAGCTTCTCGATTTTGCTGCTCAGCGCCTTGTTGATCTGCCCCTCGATTGCCTTGGGCACCTTCACCTTCGGGTCGGTCGCGCACAATAGCCGCACGATTCCGTCGATCAGGTTCTTCGGGTCCGGCGACTTCGTGATGTAGATGCTCGGAAACTTGCTCTTTAGGAATGTCTCGTCCGCCCACCTCAGCTTATACATCGCCTCGTTCGCATCCATCATCAGGTTGCGCGTGCCGTGGATCTCTCGCAGGTGCTCGGCGTAGCTGCGCGCAATCGCAAATGCTTGCATGTCAAAGTTACGGTCTACTGTCATAGGTTCCTCCGCAATCGCTTCCAGTCATCCATATCCTGCCGCCTCTTCCGCTCGTCTTTCTTCTTCACTGCCACCCCATAGTTGCTCAGCCCATACCGGAACGCATCATAGGCGTGGTCTTCCAGGTCGGTGTCCACGTCTTCCACCTTCACCGGGTCATACACCAGCGTGCCGAGCTGCTCGATCAGGTTCACGCAGGTAGAGAAGATCATCACTCCCGGCTTGCCATCCGGCATCAGCGCCAGGGCATTGTCCACCCGCCGCTTGCCCGGTATGCGTGCGTTGTCCGCCTTCTCCAGAAACACCCCCTTCTTGGCGTATTCCTGCACCGCCGTGTACCGCTGCCCCTCGAAGTTCTTCTCTTCCCAATAGCTGGCCGGGTCTGCCAGGCTGCGCGCAATCTTCTCGCTCGGGTCGGTCAGGTCCACGATCCGCTGCGCCTGTTGCAGATCTGTCAGCCCCGCCGCATACGCCTCCCGGTACACGTATATCCTGTTCGTGTCCGGGTCTTTCGCAAACCACAGGCAGCACCACGGCTTTGCGCTGCCCCAATCCATCGCCCGCCATAGCAGGTACTTGCTCGGTATCTCGAAGGGCAGGCACACATGCGTGTTGTACACAAACTGGAATGCCATCCCCTCGAACACATCCCAATTGCACTCCCGCCAGGCCTCCGCCAGCGCCCCGTGCAGACCTTCCAGAAAGCGGTGGTAGCCTGCGTTCAGGTATGGGTTGCCCTTGTAGCTGGCCTCGATGTAGCGCGCAAACTTCCCAATCGTCCCCTCCCTGGTCGGGATCACAAACTTGGCCTTGAACCACTTTAATCCAATCCCATCCGCGTTGGTAGTGTAGTAAGTCCGTGGCCGCCAGTCCTTGCGGCTGGTTCGCACGCTGCCTTTGATCTTGTCGATCTTCGTCTCGCTTAGTTGTGTGGCTTCTTCCACCGTTGCCCCATCGTAGTCCAGCCCCAGGTACTTCTCGATGTCCGTCTCGTTGCGATATCCACCCAGTATGATCCGGCTGCCGTTGCTAAAGTTTACTCGCCTGTTGCTGGGCACGTACTCGTGCGGGATGTGTGCAAACACCCTGCCCACCAGGTCTTCCAGGCTTTCGGCTGCGCTGATCTGCACCTTGCGCAAGAACAGCCACTTGATCCCCGGCGCCCGCTGCAAATCATCAAGTCCCACCTGCGCCAGGCACGCATGGCTCTTGCCCGGTCCCCGTGTCCCGCCCACCCCAATGTCTTCCGGTCCATCCTCCGCATCCGCCTCCCGAGCTGCTCTATGCAGTGGCATCATTTGCAGCAGCGGGAAGTATTTAGCCTTAAGGAAATTCCTGGTCTGGTCTTCTGGCAGCCCCGCATCAGCGCAGGCCAGGATCATCTCCCTCTCCGCCTGGTTCAATCTGTGCTTGCTCTGTACCCTGGTCTCGCTTAGCATAGGTGCTCACCAAAAATTGATTGGCCTCTTCCGGCAGCTCATCTTCTTGTTCTCTTTCCAAGGCGCTCTTGCCCAACGCCGCCGCCTGTAATTCGCTGGCCGACTCCAGCATCCTGGCCACCTGCCCCGCCGTGATCCCCTTCTCGTCTATATTCCTGAGCTTGGTCAGCCACTCCCGCCCCAGCTTGCGCAGTCGCTCTCCATCCTCCCATTGCTCGCGCCGCAGCTCCTGCCGCCGTTCTACCCAGGCATCTACCTCCGCCTGGATCAGCGCCTCGTCCCAGGCTCTTACTCGCTGCTGCCATTCCCATTTGACGCTCCACTTTTGCAGCCTGGTTTGCTGCCTGGTCGGCACTCGAAAGCCTTCCTTGGCATTGTTCTGATAATCCCTGGCCAGGTCGCGCAAACTCCGCGACTCCTTCGCGACTCCTTCGCGTCTCCCTTGCTTCGCATAATCGACCAGCGCTTCAAATGCTTTAGTCGGTTCACCTTTGAGCCTGCCTAAGACTTCGATAAGTTTTTCTGCATCCACGGGAAACCTCGGTTAAACCAAGAGCGGGATTATGGGTAGAATGCTGTTCTTAGCATTCCCACAATCCCGCAGGTCTCGCCTGACAGTCGGATTAAACCAACTAACGCACTAACGCCTCACCAATCTTGCCGCACCGATCCTCCTGGAAGTCCTCTTCCAATCGAACCGATATGAAACGTGGCAATCCATTCTTCACGCTCACAACCACCTCCCCGTGTCCGATCCGGCAGACTTGCTGTACCAATTGCATCAGGTACTCTACCTGCCGCCTGCTCAATGGCTGCTCGCCCATATCACAATCGATTATACCTTAAATCAAACCCGCCCCCCCAGATTAGAGTTAGACGAGAATCCCCATTTCCCCTTGACATAACCTAACGATAGGTATATACTATAGCCAATCAGGAGATAATGAAAATGGCAACCGAAAAACAAATCCAATACCTGCAAATACTGATAAGTGCTGCGCTAGACAGTTTTAGCAAATCGTATTTCTCGCCAGTCGATAAACTGCCCCTGTTTGCAGTGCGAGGAATCGCATTAGCCGGAGCAGACGAAAACCTTATTCTGGATAAAATCAATTGGGATGCAATCAGAACGGATATGGATAAATTCCTGAGTGGTCTACTGACAGTAGACCTCACCGTAGAGAAGGCATCAAAGATGATTGATTCAAATCTCTCTGGTTTGTTTTGGGAATACAAGGTCGGCGAAAAAATTACCTTCCAGAACGCCGAAAAACTTGGACGAATTATTTTAGAGTACGCGCGATAGAGGAGATAATCATGAGAACCGAACAGCACTTTCGTAAAATGTTGGAACAGAACCCAAACGCCAGCATAGGTTTTACTCTGGCCGCCTCGATGATCTATGCCGCGCGATATGGCACGTGCGAGGCAGAACATCACGGCACGGATGACTGGAATAATATCGCACGCTCCCTGAAATCGAGATACGGCGAAACCGTGCCGGCTGATGATGTCAGTACAGAGATGAACAAGGCCGGCAAATCCGCCGCCGCCGCCGCCCTCGGCTCTATCCGGTCCGACCGCAAGGCCGCCAGCAGCAGGGCAAACGGACGCAAAGGCGGCCGCCCACGAAAATAGCACACA